TTAGATAGCCTCCGCCCGGGCGAGCACGTCTTGCACGGCCGCACGATGGTCGCGGATGCGGTTAAGCATCGGCAGCACCAAGCGGAATTCCCGGTCCACACTGACGACGCGACGGACCTCAGAGACGCCCATCTCCAGGACGAAGAGGTGGTCAACCGTGTCCCGCAGGTAACGCAGCATTGTCGGCGACGAAGCAATCAGGGCCGCGTCGGCATCCGGATTGAACCCGTCGACAACTGCGATCAGGTTGGAGTTGCCGTCCGCCTGGACGGGGCCGCTAATGCGGAAGTGGCCGCTTGGGAGACGCTCGCGGTTCCACGGCTCTGGGGTCGGCGGCATGGGGCACTCCGTGCTGATTGGGCAAACGTGCCCCATCAGTTCGCAGGATGCAAGGGCAAAAATGCCCTATTGTGCCCGGCCGTCATCCGGAGGGTCGAGCCAAGTTGGCCGGCCGGTGCTACATCCCGCCCATGCCTGCAGACCCCAAGCACTCCCTCCGCATCACCGCCCCCGCGACCGGCGACAACGGCCCGACCTACAGCTACCGGGGCGCCGTGATCGTCACGAACAAGCAGGAGACGAACTGCTCCTTCAGCCTGGAAGGGTTCCCGCACGGCAAGAATGGCCGCTGGGGCGGGATTGGGAGCGTGTCGGTGATCCTGCGCCTGGTGGATGCTTGGCTGGATAGGGGGAAACTGCCGGCGCCGTATGTGATGACACGAGGTGACGGGCAGGCTTAGGGTTGCTCTGCTGCGGCGTCCGGGTCATCGGGCGCGCGGTGCTAAGTGCTAGCTCAAACTCGCCCGGCCCGGACCATCCCGGCCGGGCTTTCTTTGTCTGCCCGACCCACGAAAAGCCCCGCCGGCCGGAGCGGGCGGGGTTCGGTGCGTGCCCGAAGTCTGCGTCTGGTCAGGGCGTGTGGCGTTCTCGGTCGTGAATGCCGCGATGGCCTGAGCGCTCGTGGAGTAGAACCGCCACCCACCCGAGGGCTGCCACTATAAGCGGAGCCGCGAATGCGAGGGCTAAAGAACCGTTCATCATTCAAGCCCTCCAAGGACATGTCGAGCCGCGAGATGCAATGAGATCGCGCCAGTGAGCCAGCCGAAGCATAGGAGCGCGAGTGCTCCCACCTCAACCCTAGAGGCTATTTCGCTTACGTTTAACAAGTAACCCGCTGTCGGCGTTGCAACCCCCACTGTGAAACAAGCCGTCGAAGCGCGGTCCAGTGCGTTCGCCAGGAGCTTCGTCCGTTCGTTGCTAAGCGCCTTCCCATCTGCTGTACGTTCCGCAGCCGAGGTCTCTTGGCTGCGGGAAGGGCGAAGGAAGAAGAGGATCAGTCCGTAGTCAACTACTGCACCAAACGTCATGAACGCGGCAGGGAGTAAAATATCCCATATACTTGGCCACAAAAAATAACCGAACGCAGCGGTGGAAAGTACTATCAGTCCAGCGCACCACTTTAAGTAGAACTTTAAGAACTCTCGACCAGGTTTTATTCCCTGACGGTGCATGTGCAATGCAAGGAAATAGTTTAAAGCAATAATTGCGGAAAATGCCACGCAAAGTACTATAATGATGGAACGGTTCACATCGCCCACTCCCGCCAGTGCAGGGCCCGCATCACAGCCCAAGATCTCGCCAATGCAGCGCCCGCCACATGTGCCGCACCTGGTTTCGGGGGAGTTTCACTTCCTTGGCCGGGTTGTGCTGGCGCAGCACCACCCACTCGTCATCCTTCTTCACGAGCTGCTTGAGCAGCGCTCGCGGTTGATCGCCGGGGCCGCGCTCCACGAGCGCGACCACATAGGCGTCTGGCTTGGGCTGGCGCGACTTCACAATAAACACGAGGTCATCGGGCCCCCAGACCGGCTCCATGCTCGTACCGGCAACCCGAATGGCGAACAGCTCGCCCTGCTCCACCCCCTGCAAGGCAGGGGGGCGGTCCACATACTCGACCGGCCGTTCGGCGAGGTTCAGTTCGAAGAAGCCGTTCTCGCCGCCCTCCGCGGTGCCCATCACTGGCACCTGTTCGGCCGAAGCTACTCGCCGGGGCTGGCGCGGTGGCACGTCCCGGGCCGGCTGGACGTCGCTCTCCGGGTGAAAGGTATCTGGCAAATGGCTCTCGCCCTCGGCGAGCAGAGCATCGACGGGCACGCCGAGCTCCCGGGCTAGGTTCCTCAGGGTATCTGCCCTCGGTGTCTTGGACCGGCCCGACTTGATCTGCCGAACCAGGGTTTCGTTTTCGCTGACCTTCAGCGACAGGGCGCGCGCCGACAGCCCGGTCTTAGCCAGGTGAGCGTCAATTGCGCGGACCAGCGGCGTCGCTGGCTGGTTCTCAGGTGAGGCCTTAGCCATGGGGGCAATATTGCCCCACATGGCATTTGAGGGTAGCGGGCACATTTGCCCTTGCTCGTTGGGCACAACTGCCCCATGATGCCCCACATGACGACCCGTGAAGCCATCCTCGCTCGCGTCGAAGCCTACATCGCTCGGCACGGCATCTCCGAGAGCCGGTTCGGGACGCTCGTTGCTCGAGACCACAAGCTGGTTCCCCGTCTCCGCACCGAAAGCGTGACATTGGAGCGCATCGAGCGCGCCGAGCAGTTCATGGCCGACTACGCGGACCGGCTGCCGGACGAGGCGTCGGCTGCGCCTCAACCGGCCGACGCCGCATGACCTGCGTCCACGCCCACGGCCTTCTGGCCGGTCTCTTCGCCTTCCTTCTCGGAGCCCGATAGATGAGCGCCACCATCCTCTCCGCCGCTCCCTCCTGTGAGCCGCCGAACGAGCCCGCCACGGAGGAGCGCCCCGACACCTTTGGCGGCATCGTCCTCGGCCTGCTCATGGGCACGCTGTTCTGGTCCGTCGCCGCCACCGTCATGCGGCTGGTGGCCTGACACATGTCCGGCTGGACCTCCAGCAGCCGCGAGCAGATCGAGCTCGCCGAGCGGCTGTGGAACGAGGGCAAACTGTCAGCCCGGCAGATCGGCGCTAAGGTCGGCATGTCCCACAACGCCGTCATCGGGCACGCCCATCGGCGCGGGTGGGCGAAGCGTGGCAGCCCTATCGGGGTAACTCGCCCGAAGTCTTCGGTTCCTACCAAGGCTGCCAAAGCGCATCGGGTCGTCGTTGCACGAAGTGCACCCTCCGTCCGTCCCGTCATCGACTGGAGCGCGATCCTCGCTGCAGATCCGCGTGGGTGTCAGTGGATCGAAGCGGATGCCCTGGTCGATCCGACGCCCTGTGGCGTCCCGAGCGTCCCCGGCTGCTCCTGGTGCGCTGAGCACCGGCTGCGCGTGTTTTCCTCCGCCGAGCACCCCGCCGCATTCGCTCCCGCGCTCGATGCGCTGCCTGCGGTGGGTCGCCCCTCCAACAAGCGCAGCGGGAGCCTGCGCGGGGACCACATTTCTACGGGCGCCGAGATCCGCGCGCTCAAGCAGGAGGTGGGGGAGATTGCCGTCTCCCCCGTCCGTCAGTCCTGCGAGCTGCTTAGTGAACCTGTCGTCGTCCATGGGTCACACCATGGAGCAGCCGATGCCCGCGAAGTTGGAGAAGTCGTCCAAAGGAATGGATGGCATGGATAGCGTCTTCACCACCCGAGACATGCTGCGCGAGATGGTCATCGCTGACCGCGCGCAGCTTGGGCTTGAGCACGCCCTTGAGCGGGTTGCCCGCGCCTGCGTCGTCTCAGCCCGCCGGGCCCGCGCGATCTGGCACGGAGAGCCGAAGCGCCTCTGGGCCGACGAGGAACGTCGCATCGCTGCCGCCTACGAGGCGCGAATGCACCAAGAAATGCAGCAACTGGAGGCACGTCGCGCGCTGGTTCGGGCGCGTCTCGATGCACTGAAAGGTATCCATGAGGGCTCTATGGCAGCGGTTCGCGGCGTGGCGCGAAGCGGCCTGGACTGCGCGCAGTGAGCGGGCGGTGGAGAAGGCTGAGCAGTGGGCCCGGCGCCGCCTCTGGTGGTGGCGGTAGCGCCGTGATCGGGAAATGGACGCCGGTAGGCGCCTCGAAAAGCACCTTTGTTATCGTTGTCCCAGCGCGGCTCGGCGAGGCATAGAATTGTGATGCTGGTCCGCCCGGACATGTCCCTCAGAGACGAACTCGACGCGCTAGAGCAGGCGTCGCGCTTGCCCCCCATGAAGCGTCGTGCGCCGAAGGGTCTGAAGGGCGCGCCGCAGCCGACCGAGCTGCAGGTGCAGCGCGCAATCCTGAACTACATCACCAAGGCTCACCCTGCAGCCATGGCCTGGCACGTTCCGAACGGGATGGGCGGGAACACGGACGCCCAGCGTCTGCGCCGCTTCCGCGAGGGCGTCCGCGCCGGCGTGCCCGATCTGACGATCCTGTTCCCGCAGCGGATCGCAGTATTCGTCGAGGTGAAGAAGCCAGGCGGCGGCGTCTCCGATGCCCAGGCTGAACGCATCCTCCGCATGCGCCGGATGGGCTTCACCGCAGGCGTCGCTGCCTCGCTGGACGAAGCCATGGACCTCTTCCGCCAGGCCGGAGTGATCCGCTGATGGACAGCCTTCCCGCCGTCACGCTCCAGGATTTCGAGGAGGCCCGCCAGCAGATGCTGCGCGTCTGGGCTGCTCTCCGGCCCGTGGATCGGCGGGAGGTGCACGACGAAGCCAATGCAACGGCGGCGGCCCTGCGCGGGATCGCTGCCGGGCTGGAGCCGAGGCGATGAGCGCCTGCATGTCCTTCTACAGCTTGCACCCCGACATCGAGCGCGTCGCTCTGCTGGGGTGGCGCTGCGTCCCTGCTACCCGTTCCAAGAAGGGCATGTTCGCCGGCTACCTCCAGCAGGCAACGCACGATCTGGATCGGCTCAGCCGCTGGTCCGCCGAATACCCGGGCTGCAACTGGAAGGTCGTGCCGGAAGGCTCTGGCGTCTGGGCGCTCGACGTGGACGTGCCCTGCGAGGACCATGCGAACGATGGTGTCGCGGCGCTGAAGGCGCTCTGTGAGAAGCACGGGCCCATCCCGCCGCGCCCCCACGGGCGGTCCGGTTCCGGCGGGCACGTCATGGTGTTCCGCGACGACGGGCGCCCGATGCTGCGCGGTTCCGAGAAGCCAGAGAAGGGCATGGACACCTGCGCGGGGCTGGTGGCCTTCACCATCGCCCCGTCGCGCGGCAAGGGCGGCGTCCCTTATCGCTGGCAGGTCGCCCCGTGGGATCTCGCCCCGCCGGTCGCGCCCGAGTGGCTGCTGGGCCTGCTGAAGCCGCCGCCGCCGAAGCCCCGCCCCGACCGACCGAAGATCCTGACCGAGGACCGCGCCCGGGCCGCGCTTGCCCGCGCCGTGGATGCCGTGGTCGCGACAGGGCAGGGGGGACGGAACGCCGCCCTCAACCGCGCCGCCTACACTGCGGGCGGCCTGGTCGGCGCCGGCAAGCTCACCGAGCAGGAAGCCGTCTACGCCCTCTACACCGCCGGCCGTCACATCGGCCTCGAAGACGGCGAGTGCCGCGCCACGATCCGCTCCGGCCTCGATGCCGGCGCCAAAAACCCACTCGGCGGGAACGCCTGATGCCAGACGGGGACGACATGGGGAAGGTCTTCGACTTGGCGGCCAGGAGGTATGACCAGCAGCCTCCCGCAGCCGGCACCAATCCGTTGGACTTCGGCGAAACGGGCGTCGCCCGGCGCTTCGCCGCGTCCATGCAGGGCAAGCTGGTCTACGACCACGACGATCGGCGCTGGTTCGTCTGGTCGGGGGCGATCTGGGAGAAGGACCCCGTATCGAGCGCCATGGAGCGCGTGAAGCGCTTCGTGGAGAGCGAGCGCGGACGGACAATCCACCCCGCAGACGAGAAGGCACTGTCCAAGGTCAAGTTCGTCCGAGCCGTCGAGGAGCTTGCCCGAAGCGACCCGCGCGTCGCCGTCCACGGTGCGATGTGGGACGCGGGCGGCTGGCTGCTGGGTACGCCGGACGGCGTCGTGGACCTCCGCACCGGCCAGCTTCGCCCCGGGCGTCCGGAGGACTACATCTCCAAGCACACGCTCGTGGCGCCGGCGCCTCCTGGCACTACCGCCCCGCACTGGCAGGGCTTCCTGCATGAAGCCACGGAGGCCGACGAGGAGCTGCAAGGCTTCCTGCAGCGGTGGGCCGGCTACTGCCTGACCGGCGACATCTCGGAGGAGGTGCTGTCCTTCCTCTACGGCCCTGGCGGCAACGGCAAGGGCGTCTACACGGGCGTGCTGGCGGCCATCCTGGGCGACTACGCCGTGTCCATGCCGATTGAGGCCTTCACGGCAGGCGGCAGGCAGAACCAGGAATACTACCGCGCCCAGATGGCCGGCGCTCGCCTGGTCACCGCCTCCGAGACAGAGAGCGGCCGGCAATGGGCCGAGGCGCAGATCAAGGAACTGACCGGCAACGAGACGCCCGTCTCCGCCCGCCAGCCTCACGGCCGCGTCTACACCTACCGGCCGCAGTTCAAGCTGCAGTTCGTCGGCAACCACGCACCGAGCCTCAAGGGACGCAGCCCGGCCATGGAGCGCCGGCTGCGTATCGTGCCCTTCGAGTTCATCCCCCTGAACCCGGATCCCGAGCTCAAGGCGAAGCTGATCCCGGAATATCCGGCAATCCTGCGATGGGCCATCGACGGGTGCCTGCAGTGGCAGAAGGAGAGGTTGGGCACGGCCTCGTCCATTCAGAAGGCCGGCAGCGACTACTTCGAGCGACAGGACGTGTTCGGGCGTTGGATAGCGGAGCAGTGCTTGCTGGACGCCGCGCTTCAGACACCGCCGGGGAAGCTGTTCGCCGACTACCGCTCCTGGTGTCAGGGCAATGGCGAGACGCCGCTGAGCAGCCCCGAGTTCTCGGAGAAGGTCGACCGTACCAAGGGTCTGAGCCGGACCAAGTATGCCGGCACTCGGTACATCCGCGGCATCGGCCTCCGTGACGCTGAGGACGGACGGCATGCCTACTGACCGGAAGCGAGGAACGATGGGGCTGGTTTTGGGGCAGGACACCCGCTCTTTGGGGCACCCCGGTATCAGCCATTTTCCTCCACAGGAACAGCAGCTTAACGCCAATCCCGCCTGTCTTGGGGCAGGATGGGGCACCTCAAAACCAATAACCCCCTCACGTGCGCGCGTGCGCAGTGAGAGCGATTTGGGAATTTGCCCGCCCTATCCCGCCCCAACCGCCCCAAACCTCTTCGGAGCCCTTCATGTCTGAGCAGCGCGACAACTCCGGCATCCTGTTCAAGAACCGGGACAAGTCGAAGGACACGCACCCGGACTACAAGGGCACCTGCCGGGTGAACGGCCAGGACCTGGAGATGGCGGCCTGGCTGAAGGAGGGGAAGAACGGGTCGAAGTTCATGACCTTCTCCTTCTCCGAGCCCCGGGCCGCCCGCTGATGCCCTGCCCGCCCTGGAAGTCCCCGCGGCAGGAGAAGCCGCGCAGCGTGGCCCTGGACCCCCACCGCGTGAACCGCTGCGCCGATCTGCTGGCCGAGGGTGCCACGACGGAGGAGCGCGACATGGACGTGGTGCTGCTGCGCCTGGGCGGGTCGGTGGTGATGCACACCACCAAGCGCACGCTCCGGGCGGCTAAGGCGCAGAGGCAGGGGGAACTCTCCCATGGCTGACCTGAGCCCGGAAGACTGGGGCCGCAAGGCTGCCGATCTCGAGATCCTGGACTTCGTGCGCCGCCGGATTGCCGACGCCGAGGCTGATGCCCGTGTGCTGAAGACGCTGGGCAAGGAGCCGGGCCGCGATGATGCCCTGTTCCTCGCAGCCAAGCGCACCCGCCTCCAGCAACTCCGGGATGGGCTGGCGAAGGGAGGGGCGCGGTAGTGGCCGATGGCGTGCGCGACCTGGACGCCCTGTTGAGCCTCGTCTTGGAGACGCGGCGTGCGGAGGCGGGTGGCCAGTGGAAGGCAGACCCGGATGCAGCGATCGAGCGCTACGGGGAGGCATGCGATGCGGTCTGGCGCGAGCTGAACCGCCTTCTGGACGAGCGGCTCGTGGCCACAGGCGCCCTGCCTGCCCCGCCGGTCAAGTCCGACCCGATGAAGGTGCTCAGGAAGCGCATTGCCGCACGCCTCAAAGCGGATCTGCCAGCCCTGATTGCTGGCCTAGTGGACGAGGAGATTTCCCATGCCGGCTGACGTCACGCTCACCCCGGCGCAGGCCCGCGCGCTGGACTGGCTGCCGGGGGATGGGTCTTACGCCCGGCCGAAGCGGATGACCTGGGCGCGGCGCGATGCGTTCGAGGCATTGGTCTTCGATCTCGATCTGGTCGACTTCCGGATTGTCGGTGGTCGCCTTGAGTGGTGCGCCAACACGCGCGGCCTCGCCCTCCGCGCCACCCGCCAGCCGCCCCAGAGCCCGGAGGAGCCCGCCGAGGGTGTGAGTGGGGGCACCACACCTCCGGACGCGTCAGGCGCCTCCTGCGGGGCTGTGCGTGGGAAACTGGAGGGTGGGGCGTGATGCAGGTGGGTAGCGTCGACCTCACTGACTGCCTCTGCATCCGGTGCAGCTCTGAGCGCAGACGTTCGGCCAGGCGCCCGGACCTGTCGTCGTGGCCCATCCGCTTCGCCTGCGAGGTCTGCGGCAACAAGCGGTGTCCGCATCACACCGACCACCGGCTGGCATGCACGGGCAGCAATCGCCCTGGACAGCCTGGGAGCATCTTTCGATGACCCGCCCTCTGACGATCCGCGCCCACCACTGGGACGCGATGATCCACGGCCTCCGCACACCACGCGACTGGCTGCGCTGCAGGGAGACGGTGGACTGGTGGGCGAGGGTGGGCGCGACCGCGAATGAGAACAGGCCGGCGGGTGAATGGAGATGACCCTCCTCCGCTTCGGCGCCACCACCGTGCAGCTCTACGACTGGGGCTGCACCACGACCCTACCGGACGGCCGCATCATCCACGCCGCGCCGCAACCGGGCGAGGGCTACGCAGAGACCGCCAGGCGCCTCGGCTACGGGCCGAACGTCCTCGCGATGACCCACGAGCACGACGCCTGCCACGCGGCCCTGGCGCACCTCGTGGGCCTGCCGGTGAGCCCGGTGCTCTCCACCGTGGCAGGGCGACCGATCCACGGGCCTGTGGAGCACGGGCTGGAAGAGGACGCGGCCATGGCTCTCCAGCGGTGGGCCAGGGCGATTGGGGTGGATCTGAGGGAAGTGTGGGGGAGGGGCTGATGGCGCTGCATATCGGATCACTCATCCCTCTGCTTCGCGAAGAAGGCGCCTCTGATGATGTGGTGACAAACGCGGAGGATCTGGAGAACGCTCATAAGTTTGCGGTCCAGCATACGGATCTGCTGTTGGATCAGAGCGTGATGGACTATGCGAGTTTGCTCGTAAATGCCGGACTGGCGCGACTGCCTTACGACAACTGCTGGTTTGAGTTCACCAACTGGACGAACCGGGAGAACGTCGTCTGTGTAGGGGTGTTCGCAGAGCGGCGGTCTATTGAGGGCGGCGGCGAGGTAGTTCTTTGCCACCCTTTCGCCCGCCTAAAGAACTCAGAGTTTTTGTGGGATTTTTACGACGTGGCCGGCCTCTGGGTGGTTGGAGATGAGGCCCCGCCCGGAACGACCAACTTCCGGGACCCAAGGTGCCCCCGCAATGCTGAGTTGGCAACAGGCGCGGACAAGGAGATGGGCTGGTACGCCGCTCTCTTAGTCGCGTCTGCCGTCGCCTTCTTGGATCTGAGGGAGACGCAGAAGACGCAAGTGGTGGTGTCGGATCGCGTCGCGGCCCGCCGCGCGGCTGACGGCAAGCGCCCACTCTTCAACCATACCGTCCTAACGATTTCTCAGAAGGCCAAAGAGGCGCTCCGTCAAGACAGGCGCGGTTTATTGGAGCGCCGAGCCCATTGGCGCCGAGGACATCTGCGGCACCTGCCGTCCCGTGTGGTGCCAGTGGCCCCGACGCTGGTTCGAGGCAGCGGGTTTGTCTCCAAGGACTACCGGATATGACCCCTCAAAGCAGGAACACTGTGGGTAATTTTCCCACTTGCGAAACGGAGAGCCATATGTCAGATTGTGCTCAGGTGGGTGATATCGGACGCGGTGAGGCCGGTCCGGTTCCCTTCCACGCTCGCCCCCGCAGGGCAGCGACGCCGGACCTGGGAACATCCCGGGCCGGTGCGACGCACTGGATGTGCGTTAATCACCGAGCCGATGATGGATTTCGCGTTCGCCTCGCCCTTCGGCGTGAGGGATGCGAGGTCCATTGGCCGCGCTACATTGACCGCCGCCCCAAGCAGGACGACGTCATTCGGCCCATGTTCCCGGGCTACATGTTCGTCCTTCCGCCCCCTTCGATCGGCCCCGCCCTGCTCCGCCAGATCCCCAGCGTGATCGGCGTCGTGGGAGTTCGTGATCGCGGCCGGCCCGATCCCTGCGACCACCTGGTCGCGCACCTTCTCTCGCTCGCCGGCTGCATCGACGGCATGGCGGGCGTCATCGACGAAACCGAGGACAACCTCCCCGTCGCCCGCTTCAAGGTGGGCGACATGGTTTCCGTGGCCACCGGCCCCTTCGAGGGCATGCGCGGCTTGCTTCGGGCCGACCGTGGCGGGGAGCGCGTTACGGTGCTGCTGGAACTGCTGGGCGGAGGCCGCGAGGTCGAGTTCCACCGAGATATGGTGAGGGCGTGATGGCCCTAACGCAGAATAATTTATTCCGGAATATTAGATAATGGGCGAGCGGACTGGCCGCCCCCGCGGCCGCCCCCTTGGGGCGAAGAACCGCCGGACTGCGGAGCGCGAGGCAGCGGCTAAGGCGGCTGCCGAGACGATCGGGCAGGCGGTTGATGGGGCTTTCGAGGGCGACGCCCACGCATTCCTCATGGCGGTCTACAAGGACCCGGGTAAACCTGACGACGTTCGGCTAGACGCGGCGAAAGCCGCGATCCGGTATGAGAAGCCGGCTCTGGCTGCTGTGGCTCACTCAGGCCGCCTGACTGTTGACCCATCAACAGCGACGGACGAGCAGCTCGCCGCCGTCGCATTCGGGCAGGGAGATGCCGCGCAGGTTCACTGAGTAGCGGGGCAAAGGCATGACTACCCTGCTAGACCCCAGTAACGCCGCCAAGGAACTGCTGCGCCGCCGCGCAATGCGGCGAGACTTCCTTTCCTGGTGCGAGTTTGTCCTGGCTCCCCAAGGGCTGACCCCGGCCGCTCACCACCGCCTGATCATTCGCGAGCTTCAGGCGGTCGCGGACGGGCGGACCAAGCGCCTCATGATGTTCCTGCCTCCGGGCAGCGCCAAATCCACTTACACGAGCCTCCTTTTCCCGGCTTGGCTCATGGCTCGTCAGCCCGGCCTTCCGATCATTGCGGCCAGCCATACGGCGGCGCTTGCTGAGAACTTCTCGCGGCGGGTCCAGAACCTAGTCCGGGAGCATTCAACGCGGCTGGGCTTCGGCCTTGCGAGCGAGAGTGCCGAACTCTGGACCAGCACGAATGGGGGCCAGTACCGAGCTGCTGGCGTGGGTGGTGCTGTGACAGGCTTCCGGGCCGGCGCGGCAATCTGCGACGACTTGGTGAAGAGCCGGGCAGATGCTGAGAGCCCCACTTACCGGGAGCGTGCCTGGGAATGGTTCAACGCTGACCTGAAAACTCGGCTTAAGCCGGGGTCGCCGATCGTTCTAATTGGCACTCGCTGGCACGCAGACGACATCTACGGGCGCCTTCTCGAGGTCGACCCCGAGGCGTGGCGGGTCCTTAAGATCCCGGCCATGGCGTCCGAGGAGGATGATCCTTTAGGACGCGAGATTGGGCAGCCGCTCTGGGGTGATGACGACTACGGCTACGGGGCCGCGTTGGTTCGTGCCCACGCTGACTATCAACGCGCCGGCGCTATGCGCGACTGGTCTTCGCTCTACCAGCAGGACCCCCGCCCCAGCGAGGGCGCCCTGTTCAAGATCGAGCGCATCGAGATCATCGACGCCGCCCCGGCAGGCGGCTCTATCGTCCGAGCCTGGGACCTTGCCGCGACAAAGCAGGTCGGCACTCGCGATCCCGACTGGACGGTTGGTGTGAAGCTACAGCGGACCAATCAGGGCGGTTTCACCATTCTGGATGTGGTGCGGCTCCGAGGCGGTCCCGACGAAGTAGAGGCGGCCATAGTAGCCACGGCCTCGCAGGATGGCCGGGCGGTAGCCATTGGCCTGCCCCAGGATCCGGGTCAGGCAGGCAAGGCGCAGGCCCAATACCTCACCCGCAGACTGGCGGGATACACGGTCAAGGTCACCCTCGAGACTGGCGACAAGGCGACCCGCGCGGCCCCTGTGGCAAGCCAGGTCAACGTGGGGAATGTCCGCATGCTCAAGGGCTTCTGGAACCGTCCGTTCCTGGATGAGCTGGCCGGATTTCCCAGCGCCGCTCACGATGATCAGGCCGACGCTCTTTCGCGTGCCTTCGGCATGGTGGGTGAGGCCAGCGTGGTCGAGCGTTTCCGGGCGCTCTCCGCGTGACCGAACGCTTCGACAGCTACACGGCGGTCATGGGCATGGTCATGGCGCAACGCGAGCGCAGTGGCCAGGGCACGTTTCAGACCACCCCTCTGGAGGAACTGTACGCGTCTGACGGCCTCGCCGCGGTGATCGTGGACCGGCCGGCTGAAGACGCCATGGCCTCGGGGTTCAAGGTCCAGGGCGACGAAGACAACACGGTCCTGAACGAGGTCGACCGCCTCGACGCCATCCAGCACTTCACGGACGCGCTGCGCTGGGCCCGCCTGCATGGCGGGGCCGTAATCCTGCCGCTGATGGATGACGGCTCGACGCTGGACCAGCCGATAGCCTTCGACCGGATCCGCCGCATCAACGACCTGATGGTCTATCCCATCAGCGCGATCACCGCCTCGGCGCAACGCTACCGCGACCCTCGCCTGAACAACTACGGCGAGCCGATTTTCTATACGATCCGTCCTCGCTCCGGTCAGCCGTTCGATGTGCATGAGAGCCGGCTGCTGAAGGTCTCGGGCGAGGCGCTGTCCTACGCCGGCTCCCAGGGCATGGAGATCCCCTGGCAGGGCCGCAGCGTGCTCCAGGGCTGCTATGAGCCCCTGATGAACTACCGCGCGGTGCTGCGCCTGTCGCGGGAAATCCTGCGGCGCAAGCAGCAGGCCGTCTACAAGATGAAGGGCATGGCGGAGACGCTGGCCATTCAGGAGACGGGCCTCGACGGTGCCGTGATCCTGGACGGCAAGGCGCTCGTCATGCAGCGCCTCAACCTCACGGACATGGTCCGCGGCACCGAGACGACGGTCGGTATCGACGGCGAGGACGACTTCACGGTCCTCGACACCAATCTGGGCGGGATCGACGCGGTCCTGGCAGGCTTCCGGCTGGACTTGGCGGCCAAGGCGCGGATGCCGGTCCCGGTGGTCTTCGGCGAAGGGTTCTCCGGTATGGGGAACTCCGGCATCGGCGAGCAGGCGCTCTATCATGGGCTGCTGCGCTCGATGCAGGAACGGCAGGCCCGGCCCGCGCTCGAGCGGCTGGTGTCCATGATCTGGGCGCAATCAGAGGTGAGAGCGAGTGAGCCTGAAAAGTGGCGCATCGTCTTCAACCCGCTCTGGTCGCCGAGTGAAAAGGAAGTGGCCGACGCGGAAGCAGTCCGCGCCACGGCTCGGAAGACGGCGGTCGAGGCATTGATGGCCTTGGTCGACGGGCAACTGGTCATGGCGGACGAGGGGCGGAAGTTCGTAGCGGCGACATGGCCTGAGTATCAGGCAGGCGATGCTCCGGCACCGGATATGATGCCCGACGACGACCAGGTGCCAGAGTGAAGGATATCCTGAAGATCGGCCCCAATGAGATCCGGTCGGTCGGCATCGCCATGCTGGAGGCCAATATAGGATCTCCCAAGCCCTGGGACGACGCGGTATTGCTGGCCAGTGCTCTCCGGCGTTTGGGGTGGGTTCTGCCTGAGCCTCCGTCCGATGAACCGCCTGAAGCGTAGGCCCCGGCCGGTCAGGTATCCGTTCTCATCGGAGGTCGCCTACCGGAAGGCGCTTCGCCAGCTTGTGGCGGACCTTCGGACCGCCCTTCGGGCACAGATCGACGTCCGCGGCCAGGAGATGATCGACACGGCCGCCATCTTCCGGCCTGACGACGACGCGCCCGTCGGTCAACCGACCGGCTGGGCGGCGATCCTGCGGTCCCTGCTGGAGATGATCATCGAGGGGGCCGCAGCCGGCCTACGGAACGCCGAGGCGGCTATGGCCCTGGCAGGGCAGAACGCAGCCGGCCTGACCCGTTCCGAGTGGCGACGCTTCGTCCGCGAGAGCTACGGCGTGGATATCGTCAGGGGCGAGCCTTGGCTGGCTGACCTGATGAGTGGCTGGGAGCAAACCAACCTCGGCCTGATCCGGTCCATCCCGGACACCATCGTCGGCCAGATCCGCACGGAGATGAGCCAGGCGATGACGCAGGGCACGAGCCTGCGGAACCTGAAGGCGATCGTCCGCGAGCGGTGCGACGTCGGAGACGCCAGGGCGGAACTGATCGCTCGGGACCAGGTCGGGAAGCTGACGGGGCAACTCGCGCAGTACCGGCAGGTCGGCATCGGGGTCACCTCGTACATCTGGCGCACCGCCGGGGATGAGCGGGTCCGAGACAGCCACCGGGCGCTGAATGGCAAGACCTGCTCCTGGAAGAAGGCTCCGGTCATTGGTCATCCCGGGTCGCCGATCAGGTGCCGCTGCTACGCCGACCCGATCCTGCCTGAGATGACCGAGAGCGAAGTCAGGTTGCTGGGGTAGGCATCCGATTTACCCAATCAGGGTCGTGTTGGAAGACGCCTTCTCCGTCGTGGTTCACGCAGGACTTGTTGCTGCAGTACATCCACCAGTCCCAACTGCCCCAGGGCTGCGCGACCATTCCATCGTTGCAAGCGGCGAACACCACTGGCCACCCGCAGGCAGCGCACCAGGCTCCAGGCTCCATGCTGGCGGTATCCCTCGCGGGCTCGCAGAACGGCCCCTTAGGGCCAGGCACCTTGATCGCCATTCGCCGTCTCCAATGCGGGAGCACTATAGCATGGAAGCCATGCGACACGACGCGGTGCCGCTCAAGGCGACACTGACGCCTGAGATGACCGAGAGCGAGGTGCAGTTGCTCGGCTAAGGCCCCGGCGGGATTGGCGTCCAATGGGTAGGGTTGGTGTAAACAACTGACACCAATCCTCCTTCAGTTGAGGCGATCAGCCAAAAGGTGGCGTTTGGGTCCCAGCCGTTCCCTTGGTGCCACGCCGCAACAACTGGATGCCGCAGTCCTTCGCCCCTCTCGTCGCAGTCGAACTCTCCTCCACCAAGGAGCACGGGTGTTCCGTCCTTCGGCGCGCTCTCAATCGGCAGCCATTCCATCTTCGGCCTCCTGTTCTGGGATTATCATAACATGGAAGCCATGCGCCACGACGCGGTGCCGCTCAAGGCGACACTGACGCCCGAGGGCTACATCATCGACAGCCCCATCCTTGGGCGGACTGGCGTGCAGGTCTATCGGCGCACCGATGGCCGCGAAATCCGCGAATACCGCCCCCCGACCGTCGTCTTCGCTCCCGAGCACCTCGCCGCCATCCGTGGCCGGCCCATCATCGACGGTCACGTCCCCCGGGTCGATGCGGCGAATGTCCGGGCCCACACGGTTGGCACGATCCTCAGCGAAGGGCGCCAGGACGGCGACCACCTTCGGGCCGACATCATCATCCACGACCCGTCCCCCGTCCTGAAGGGCGGCAAGCGGGAACTCAGCCTCGGGTATCGGGTGGTCGTCAGCGAGACGCCCGGCACCACTCCCGAGGGTGAACGCTACGACACGATCGTCGAGCGGATCGCAATGGTCGATCACCTCGCCATCGTTCCGAAGGGCCGGGCCGGCGTCGCCCGTCTCAACCTCGACGCTGAAGACGCTGTTTCCGTCCACGAACTAGAGGAGGGGCCATTGGCCGCCAATCTCGCCACGGTCCGCCTCGATGGTGGACTGACCTATGAGGCGCCGCAGGAAGTCGCGCACGCGCTCACCACGGCCCAGCAGGCTGCCACAGCAGCTTCCCTCCGCGCCGACGCGGCCGAGGCTGCTCTGGACGCGCTGAAAGTCAAGCTGACCGAGGCGGAAGCCGCCCAGGCGCAGATCCGCGCCGACGCGGCCGTGCAGGTTCGTGCCCGGCTTGAACTCGAAGGCCAGGCCAAGGCGCATGGCGTCGAGGTCCGCGCCGACATGAACGACCGCGCCATCCGCGAGGCCGTCGTAGCCAAGGTGCGTGGCGAGGCCCCGCGCTTCGACGGCAAGTCGGACGACTACGTCTCCTTCGCCTTCGACCATGCCATCCAGGACGCAGCCGCCCGCAAGTCCGCTCAGGACCAGCAGCGCGCCGCCGTCAACGGCGCCGGCCCCGCCCCTCGCCAGGACAGCGCCCCCAAGGCGCCGCCCATCCGCTCCGCGCGCTCTGCGCGGGACGCAATGATCCGCAACCGCATCTGAAGGGATTGACCTGATGCTGACCACCGACTTCGCGGTGCGGGACGGCGTTGCGCCGGGCCTGCCCGGCCTTCTGTACGACAGCGGCTTCACCGACAAGGTGACCGTCCCCTGCGGCGCTACGGCCCAGCCCTTCGGCACCGTCGTGGCCGAGGTTGCCGCCACGGGCATCTCCGTGCTGCCGATCTCCACCAACCCCGTTAAGGGCGTGGCGCTCAAGGACGACGCGATCGCCGCCGACGGATATGTGCAGTACCAGGCGATGACCGTGGTTCGCCGCGGCCGGGTCTGGGCGCTGGCTTCCGGCACCTGCACCAAGGAGGCCGTGGCCAAGTACACGCCGGCCACCGGGGTCTTCGCCGACGCCGGCACCGCGACCCTGACCAACGCCAAGTTCCTGAGCGGGAACATCACCGTTCCGGCCTTCGGCCCCGGCGGCACCTCCGTCCAGATCGTGCTGGTCGAGCTGCACGACCCTTCCGTTGACGCCACTGGCGCCTGAGAGGACCTGAACCCATGAGCACCCCCGATCAGGTCCCCGCGCGCTTCGACGCCGCGGAATGGACCAACTATGACGAGGCCGACCGGATCGCCATTGAGGCGATCCTGCCGGACCTTCGCACCGACGAGGCTTCGGCCATCGCGGCCCGCCAGCTCGACTACGTGAAGGCTCGCGCCTACACGCGGCAGCTTCCCGCCATGACGGGCGATCTGCTCATCCCGACCGAGAGCGACGTTCCGGAGGGCGCGAACAGCGTCGTCTACCGCCTCTTCGACGTGGTGGGCGTGGCCAAGATCATCGGCAACTACGCCGACGACCTGCCCCGCGTGGACGTGCGTGGCCGGGAGATGTCCGCCCGCATCCGCTCCATCGGCGACAGCTACGGCTACAGCCAGCAGGATCTGCGGGCTTCGGCCATGTCCGGCACCAACCTCCCGGCCCGCAAGGGCGAGGTGGCGCGCCTGGCGATCGCCCGGAAGGAGAACTCCATCAAGTTCGTGGGCGACGCCGCCTACGGGATTTATGGGATCCTGAACCACCCGAACGTGCCCGTCGTGACCGCTGTAACCGGCGGCTGGGCGACTGGCACGGTGACGGGTCAGCAGATCGTGGACGACGTGCTGGCGCTGCTGAACGGCATCGTCACGCAGTCTGCCGGCATCCATCGCGCCACGGTGGTCGGCATCGACAACATCCGCATGGCCTACATGAACACCCGGCGGATGAACACGACCACCGAAACCACGGCTGGCCAGTTCCTCCGGTCGCTCTACCCGGGCCTGACCTTCGTCGAGGTGCCGGAGTTCGCTGGTGCTGGGACGGCGGGCGCGAACGTCATGTGGGCTGCCGAGCGCGACGCCACGAATTTCCACTACGAGGCGGTCATGCCCTTCCGGCAGTACGCCCCGCAGGCGCGCAACCTCGAGCTCGTGGTGCCCTGCGAGGCCCGGACCGGCGGCGTCGTCGTCGAGCAGGTGCTGAGCATGGCCAAGATGGAGGGCATCTGATCATGGCCAAGTACGTCAACGTCGGCGAGGGCGAGTTCGCCCGCGTCATCCATGTCGGCGGCGTCATGCTGGTGCCGGGCGTGGAGACCGAGCTCCCGGACAACATCGCGGAGACGGTGAAGGGCTTCCAGCCCCTGCTGGACAGCGGCGTCGTCAAGTCGGCCGGCCAGAAGGCTGAGCCGGCCAAGGCTCCTGCGAAGAAGGACTGACCATGACGGCCGCCGAGCACCTTGCCATGGCGTATCCCGCGCTCGTGGCGGGTGCGGAGCAGCCGGTCCAGACCTGGGCGCTTTCCGTCGCCCAGGCCTACCGTCCCCGCTGCCTGTCCGAAGAACGGCAGAACCTCGCCCAGGCCCACTATGCGGCCTACCTGCTGGCTCAGCGCGCTCAGGAGCAGGCCACCGGTGGCAGTGAGGCCGGCGCGGTGACGCGCTGGAAGGAAGGCGACGTGGAGATCACCTATGGCGAGGGTGCCTCCCGAGCCGACGGTGCGCCATCCGGTCCCTACGCCGCCTGGAAGGCCATGAGCGACATCTGCGCCCGTGGCGCACTCATTACCCGGTTCGGCTGAGCCCATGCCCCGCGACGTTGTTCTCACCGACCGTGGCTGGAACCGGATCCGCGGCCAGATGCGCGAGCTGAGCCGCAGCAGCGTCAAGGTCGGCCTTCGCGCTGGCCCGGCCAACGATGGCGTGCAGATCGTGGATTACGCCGCCATGAACGAATTCGGCACGGAGACGATCCCGGCCCGGCCCTTCATGCGGCACACGGCCGACACCCAGGAGAACAACGCCCGCGCCTATGTGCGGCGCTTGGTGCCCGCCCTGCTCGAGGGGCGCATGGCCGTGGACAACGTCCTGGAGGCGGTCGGGCAGTGGTATCAGGCCGCGCTCAAGAGGACGATCCGACAGGCACCGTCCTGGGCTGAGCCGAATGCGAAGGCGACCATCGCGGCCAAGGGTTCCAGTGCGCCACTTAAAGATCACGGCATGCTGGAAGGCGCGATCGACTACGAGAAGATCCGGCGGTGAGCCCCTTCCGCAAGCCGACCCCGGTGGTGCGCCGCCGGGCGGGCGAGTATGTCCGCGGCGTCTGGGAGCCTTCCGCCGAGCCACTGCCCGAGACGGTCCTCCTGGGCATCCAGCCCGCCACGGCAGGCGACTACGAGCGCCTGGAGGCCAATCCCGAAGGGCGGCGCATTGCGGGCCTGCTCCGCGCCTACGGCCCCGTCGAGAACCCGCTGAACGTGGCAGGCGAAGACACCAACCTGCCGGGCGACCTGGTGCTCCACGAGGACCGCTACTGGCTGGTCATTGGCCGGCACGTTCGGAAGATCCTCGGCAGCCCGGTCAGTCACACCCGCTACCTGCTGGCGCGCGAGATCGAAGCCGAGGAAGGGGAGGTCGTCAGCTAATGGCGACGCTCCTCAGAACGCTCCGGACGGAGATGTGCCGCCTATGCCATGCGACGGGTCGGCTGCCGAGTAAGCGGCCTGCGGAATACGGGGCGAAGGATGCGTGGGCCGCAAAGCGGCAGCCGCACCTCTCAGCCAGAGCCTGCCAAATCTGCGACGGCACAGGGTTCATCGTCCATTTGGAGAGTGCCAGAGGATGATCCCCGCCCTCATGGACTTCCTGATCCCGATCGCTATGCCCCGGATGATCATCTGGGCGGACCAGAACGGGCCCCGGCCCGAGAAGCCATACTTCACAGTCAAGGTCCGCGGCACCGGCTCCGCCCGGCTCGTCGAGACCCCGCCCGACGCGAATGGCATCGCGACCTTCCGCGAACATCGTCTCATCCGCTGCGAGGTGGCCTGCTACGGCCGCGACGCGATCGCCCTGACCCAAACCCTATCGGTCCGCATGCGCCTGCCCTCGCAGACGCTCCGGGCCGTGGAATGCGGGGTCTCGCTGGCATCCCTCGAAGATGTCCGGGACCTCACCGCCCTACTGAACACCAGCCAGCGCGAGGAACGCGCCCTGCTGGAGTTCACCGGCTACGCGCTCGGCGAAGTCACCGACAACGTCGGCCTCATTGAGCATGTCGTCCTTGAATGCCCGGTCGGGGGCGATACCGGCCACCAACACGTCATCTCCATGCCCGACGCGGCCACGCCGCCACCCTCACCGTAACGGAGCAGCCCCGTGGCCCAAATCGACCGCATCGTAAACGTCCAGATCAGCCTGGCCACCACGGGTGTCCAGCAGCAGACCTTCAGCGACCTTCTGCTCCTGGTGCCCTACGGGACGACCAACGATCCCCGCATCCAGATCATCACCCGGGCCGACGACCTGCTGGAGGCGCCCTTCGCCGGCATCACCACGGCCAGCGACGCCTACAAGGCCGCGCAGGTGGCTTTCAGCCAGATCCCGGGGCCCAACCGCATCTTCATTGGCCGACGCAACACGGCCGAGGCGGCAGATGTGGCCCTCGCGGCCATCCGCGCGGCGAATGACGACTGGTACGGCATCGCCGAGGTCACACACACCGAGGCCGATCTCGCCACCATTGCCCCCTGGGCCGAGGCGAACGAGAAGCTCTTCCTGGCCGTCATCACCGACGTCGACGCCCCGACCTCGGCCACCGACGACGCCGGCTCGACGCTCAAGACGGGCAACTTCTACCGGACCGCTTGGTGGTATCACGCGGACGGCGACCAGTTCCCCGAGGTGGCCGCCGCGGCGCGCAACTTCACGATCCTGCCCGGCGGCGAGACCTGGGCCCTGAAGCGTCTCTCGGCTGTCACCGCTCCCTCTCTGACCGAGGCGCAGGCCACCTTCATCTTCGGCAAGAACGGCAACACCTTCGAGCCGTTCGAGCGGACCAACGCCATCACCCAGAACGGCAAGGTGGCCGGCGGCGAGTGGATCGACATCATCCGCTTCCGCGACTGGCTGTGCCAGGAGATCCGGGACCGCGTCTTCGTCGCCATGGTGAACCTCGACAAGGTTCCATACACCGACGCCGGCATCGCCATCGTCAGCCAAGCCATGCGCGCGGCGCTGGATCTCGGTGTCCGTCGCGGCGGCATCGCTCCGCCCATGGCTGATGCCGACGTCCCGAACCGTATCATCCCGAGCTACACGGTCTCGGTGCCGGCCCGGTCGCAGGTGTCGTCCATTGACGTGGCTGCCCGCGTGCTGCGCGACGTGCGGTTCACCGCCCGACTGGCGGGGGCCATCCACGCCGTCGAGATCCGCGGCTCCCTGACCTACGACAACATCGGCTGAGGGCCCTGAGAGATGGCATCCAACGTCCACACCTACTCGTCCGAGCGGGTGCTCGTGATTGTCGGCGGCATCCCGATCACGGGCGTTGCCGAGGACACCTTCGTCGAGATCGCTCCGTCCGCCGACCGGGTGACCGCCTCGGTCGGCGCCGATGGCGAGATCGCCCGGTCCATCAGCAGCAACCGCATGCACACGGTGACCATCACCCTGCAGGCGACGAGCCCGAGCAACGACGTGCTCTCGGGCTTCATGTTGATGGACAAGGTGACCGGCGGCGGGGGCGTTATCCCCGTGATGGTGTCCGACCTGTCCGGCCGCACGATGTTCGCTGCCTCGCAGGGCTGGATCACCGCGACGCCGACGGTCTCCTTTGGTGGGGAGGCCGGCACCCGCGAATGGACCCTGGCCACCGGTGAGCCTGAGACCTTCGCGATCGGGGGTAATCTGTGACCCGCCACGAAGTCAAAGTCCGCAACCACGTTTTTTTCATACGTCGCTTTGACCCGTTTACGGCAACCGAGATCCTCGGCGACCTGCAGCGCGACTTCGCGGGCCCGCTCCTGGCGGGGCTGGGCAGCAACAAGCCGGGCGAGGCGGGTGGCGGTACGCAGGCGCTCATGGGCGGACTGGCCGAACTGTCCTCCAAGATGGACGGCAAGAAGCTCCGCTCCTGGGCCGAGCGTCTGCTGGACCCGGAGGTGGTCTCGGTCTCCATCGACGGGGGCGAGGCGCAGAAGTTGACCAAGGTGGCGCTCGCTCAGTCGATCGACAGTTCTTCCGAATTGATTTCCCTCTGCTTCGAGAGCGTGAAGTTCAATTTCGAGGATTTTCGCGAGCGCTGGAGCGGCCTCATTTCGTCGGCCCTCTCCCGGATGGCGGCAAGCCAGCCGGGAAACTCAGCGCTGAACTGAAGGCGGAATACTTCATCTGGCGGCCCATCTACGCCGGGAAAGTCACTCTGTCTGAAGTCAAGTCCGGTGCGGCTGATCTGGTTGATATTCTCAAGCTGAACGCCCTGCTCGACTATGAGATGGCCCAGCAGCACGCCGCGTCGAAGAAGGGGGGCAAGCCTTGATCGTTCGCGAGCTTGCCACGCTCCTCAACTTCCGCGTCGATGGCCGGCAGGCCGACCGCTACGAGCAGCGTCTCAATCAGATTAGCGCGACTGCGGCTCGTGCGGCCGGCGCCATTGCCGCATCCTTCGCTGCCGCCTTCGGCATCGACAAGATCATCGAGGCCGGCGACGCCTACACCAACACGATGAACCGGCTTGGGGCCTCCACTTCAGGGCCCGCGCAGGCATCGGAAGCCTTCGAGAAGCTCTATTCAAGCGCCCGGGAGACCGGCGTCGCGGTTGGCGAGACCTCCAAAGCGTTCATGCGGTTCAGCCCGGCCATGACCCGTGCCGGCTACTCCATGGACGACACGATCGGGCTGATCGACGGCATCCAGAAGGGGCTTCTTGCTGCGGGATCGTCGGCGGCCGAGACGTCCTCGATCTTTCTGCAGCTCGGCCAGGCGGTGAATTCCGGCTCCTTCGCCGGCGACGAGCTCAAGGCCTTCCTGGAGGGCGCCCCGCCGGCCTTGGTGAGCCGGTTCGCGGAGGCCCTTGGAACGACCGTCGACAAGCTCAAGGAGATGGGCTCCGAGGGGAAGCTCACCACCAAGACCGTCCTCCCGGCTCTCATGGCCGCAGCCAAGGCCGGGCGTGACGAGTTCGGGCGCCTGCAGGTCACGGTGGGGCTTGCGACCGCAAGGTCGCGCGTTGCCTTCGATCGCTTCCTGGCCGAGTTCGAGCGCGGGTTCGGCATCACCGCCAAGCTCGCGGACCTGATCGAGCGGGCTGGCCGCAAGTTCGACGAATGGCGCCGGTATATCCCGGTGATCCGGGACTTCGTGAACGAGTTCGGCGGGCTGGAGCGGATCCTGGGCGCGGTCGTGACCGGCCTCGGCTTCGTCACTGTCGGGGCATGGGCACTGAACGGCGCCCTGACGGCGGTCCTGGCCCGTGTGGCCTTGCTGGCCGCGAAGTTCATGGCGGTGCTGGCCGTGGGCCTACTGCTGCAGGACTTCTTCATCTGGCTTTCGGGCAGCGACACCAAGACCCTGTTCGGGGAGTGGTTCGGCTCGGTCGACGACCTGCTGGCCCCGATCCAGCCCCAACTTGAGGCAGTCAAGAAGCTTTTCACCGGCACGCCGGACGAGATCCGGGCAGCCTGGGATCAGCTCAAGGAGTATTTCCGCAATTGGGCGGGGGAGGCCTTCGCCAACTTCCCGCCGGCCTTCCGCCAGTGGCTCGGCATCGGCGACCAGCGCGGCGAGGCGCAGCCTCCGCAGCAGGACGGCCGCAGTGGCGGGGACGGGTGGCGCGACTATCAGCAGGAGCGATATGGCCAAGTCCCCATGGGCGACGCCATTCGCAACTGGTTCTCAGACCGCCTGGGCGCTCTCGGCTTCCGCCGGCAGATCGAACAGGCTGATGGAACCTTTCGCCCGGTGCGGCCAGGTGAAAGCATGAGCGACGCCATGCTGAGCCGAGGGCTTCCTGCCTCTGGGCCGGTTACGCTGAACCAGAACAACACCTTCAACAACAACACGACAGTGACGGCGACCGGGACCTCGGGCGCGGAGATCGCAGGGGCGGCCGAGCGGGGCGTATCCCGCGGGACCGATGATATTCGGCTCGGGGCCGGCCAGGCCGCCCGAGATCTTCTGATGGCGATCCCCCGGACCGAGGGTGCATCCACGACGGGAGGCGGCTTCTAGTGTTCAGCTTCCTCCAGTTTCAGGATCGGCGCTCAAAGCTCGGCGGGCTCATTCTTGACGTGCTGGTGAGTGAGGAAATCGAGCTTGAGGCGGAGGTGACGCGCTATCCCGTGGAGGACGGCACGATCATCTCCGACCACATCACGCAGGGGCCGGAGCGTCTCCGCATCTCCGGGCTGGTGAGCACAGCCGATGTGACGGCCTTCGCCTTCGTGACCTCGGCAGTTTCGCTGCTGCGGGGCGAAGACGGCCCCGGCGCCACGAAGCTGGTGGATGCCATCGACCTCCTTCGCTCCATGCACAAGGCGCGGGCCCTGGTGACCGTCAGCACGGGGCAGATGCTCTATGAGGACATGGGCTTCACGCGCCTCAAGGCAGTACGCTCCAACGGCGACAAGGGCGGCAACTGGCTGGAAATCAGCGCGGAACTGACGAAGATCCGCAAGGTCAAGCTCAAGACGGCCGAGGTGCCCGAGAAACCTGCCCAAGGGGCGGCGAAGGGTAGGGCTGGGGCCACCAACACGCCGGCCGGGCGGAGTAGCGCCGCCAGCACAGGCACGGGCACCGCGGGCGCCACGGCCGCAGCGCCCCGCGCAGTCTCCCCGGCCTTTGCCACGCGCGACAAGCTCCGCGAGATGCTGCCAGGGGTGTTCGGCCAATGATGCGCCTCGGCGTCATCGACGCGAACGACCAGATCATTGAGGCGGACCTGGACGGCGCCACCTATCACGTCGGCCTCTCCTGGAACCAGGAAGGCGGGCTCTGGACCATGAGCCTGCGGAACCTGGATCACGTCCTGCTGGTGTCCGGCATTGCGGTTGTCTCCATGGCGCCCCTGCTTCGGCAGGTACGGCGCGACACGCTCCCCCCTGGGGAGTTCGTGGTGGACGCCGCGCCCGGCACGGTCTTGGCCCGCGACAGCTTCAGCAGCGGCAAGGCCGGGCTCTGGTATTTCTCGCCGGCTGACCTCGTCTGATGCGCTTCGACCGGGCCTATTCCCTGATTGTCGGCCCTGGCGGCGGGACCGGCGTGGAGATCGACAACCTCCGGCTGACCTTCGAGATCAGCAAGGACGATCGCAAGAAGCCGAACCGCTCCCAGATCGAGATTTACAACCTGGCCCCGGACCGGCGGGCCGCCCTTGAGAAACCGGACACCCGGTGCGTCCTCAAGGCCGGCTACTGGGAGGAAGAGGGGCCGCTCGAGGTCTGCAGGGGAGACGTGGTCTTCGCCTGGACCGCCTACGATGGCCCGGACGTGATCACGACGCTGGAACTCGGCGAGGGCAACGCGACCTACCGGGATAGCGTCATCACCAAGGGCTACCCGGCCGGGATCACGGCTCATCAGGCACTGCGGGACCTCGCCAAGCAGATGGGGCTCACGCTCTCCCTGCCGGACGATGCCCCCAACCGCCCATGGTCGGGCGGGCTCTCCCTGCACGGCTCCGCGCGCTCGGCCCTGGATAAGGTGACGGCGGCGGCTGGCCTATCCTGGTCCATCCAGGGCGGGACGTTGCAGGTGATCCGGCGTGGCGGGAACACCAACCGCACCGTCTTCGATCTGGCGGCCGATAGTGGGCTCATTGGCAGCCCCGAGCGGCAGCGCCAAGGGCGACAGGCGGCGGCGCAGGTCACGGACGAGGCCACGCGCAAGCCCCGCCGTGTCCAGGCCGAGAGCGGCTTCGATGGCTGGCGGGTCAAGTCGCTGCTCCTGCCGACCCTCCTGCCTGGCGACCGTGTGAAGCTTTCCGCCCGTGGGGTGGACGGCGTGCTGACGATCAAGGATCTCCGCCACATCGGGGACACCCATGAGGGCGACTGGATCACGGAACTGCGCCTCGTGGACCCCAGCAAGGCTGAGGCCGACAAGCGCAACGAGCGCCCGCGTTCTCAGACCCAGAACCGGCAGAGCAACGCAGGAGGCACGCGGTGAGCGATCACGTCGATGCCCTTGAGAGTGCCATCCGCTCGGTTCTGAGCGAGATGAACACCACGGCGCCGGGGCGAGTGGTTTCCTACAATCCGGCCACCAACCGGGCCGTGGTGCAGCCGACCTTGCCCAAGATGCTGGCGGACGGCACCGAATTACCGGCCCCGACGATTGCGGAAGTTCCGATCCTCTTTCCGACGGCCGGCAGCTCGGTGCAGACCCAGCCAATTCGGCCCGGCGATCAGGTCTGGCTGGAGTTCAGCCAGCGGAGCCTCGAAGGGTGGCTCGGTGGCAACGACGCGGCCCCGGACGACCCCCGGCAGTTCGATATGACGGACTGCGTGGCTCGGCCGGGTGGCGGACGCGACGTAACGGGCGTTGACCCCGACGCGGTGGTTATCCGTCACGGGACGACCACCATGCGTCTGCTGGAGGGCGGGGTGGTAGAGCTGACCGGCAATCTGGTGGTGACCGGCAACGTGGTCGTCACCGGGACTATCACCTCGAGCGGCCCGATCGTCGGTGCAGGGATCGGCCTCAGTACCCACCGGCACGGTGAGACCGGCACGGGTGGCGGGACAACGACGGTGCCCACAGGATGATCGACTTCAAACTCGACCCCATCACCCGCGACATGGTCTTCGGGGCCTCGGCTCGGGGCGCCACGTTCCTGCCGCTCGACGGCGCGGAGCGGGTGGCCCAAGCCATCGGCATCCGGCTCCGGGCGTGGCTCGGCGAGTGGTTCCTCGATGCCACGCACGGCGTGCCATATGTGGACGAGATCCTTGGCAAGGGACGCCGACCGGAAATGGTCGAGGCAGTGCTCCGGGCTCAGATCCTCAGCGTCGCCGGGGTGCAGAGCATCCAGAGCTTCAGCCTGAGCCTGAACGCCCAGGCCCGGACGGCTCGGGTGGACTTTGCTGCGGTGTCGGCAGAGGGGCTGGCGTCGGGGACTGTGGCTCTGGGCTGAGAAGCCGGTACGCGAACTCCTGGAAACTGGCGACGTAGCAGGCAGGCATCCCGGCGCCGCGGAGCCGCTCCTCCATCATCATCCCGGCAGACACGAACATTCCAGGCGGGGGCGGGACGCGGTGGATGTGGGCGATGGATGCCGCCCGGCACGGGTCGGCCGTGCCTCCGGTCGCGACGGGCACCAGCACCAGGGCCCCGCCAAGCGCCACGGCCAGCACGGCCACTAACGTCAAGGTTCGCCCAGTTGTTCTGAGTGCCACTCGCCTACTGCCGGCCATCTGACCTCGCCCTGCTGCTGTCTGACTGACCCCAATATCACGCGGAGGCCCCGTGTCCGAAACGCTCAGCTATGGCCTCGGGGCCGGTGGCTTCGTCCGCATGCGCCTGCCGGAGATCCGGCGCGCAATCTTCGACGACCTGAAGGCCCGCATCGGTCAGAGCTTCGACGAGACCCCCGACAGCCTAACAGGGCAGTTCGTCTCCATCTTCGCCGAGCGCGAGGCGGCTATCTGGGAACTGGCGGAGGCGGTCCACCTGTCGGCCTACCCGGCAACCGCCCAGGGCGTCGCGCTCGACTACGCGGTCAGCTACGCCGGGGTGACCCGGATCCAGCCCTCCTTTAGTGCCGCGCGCCTGCTGTTCTACGGGGACCAGGGGGCCGTGGTTCAGGTGGGCTCGGTAGTCGAGAGCACCTACCTGGAGCCCGGCGCGCCCAGCCTCGCCCGTTTCGAGCTACCGGCGGACGTGACGATCACCCGGGACAATGCCGCGGACCTGCTCCTGATTGTCCCGGCCTCCGTGATCGACGGAACCGTCTACACCATCACGTATAACGGCCTGGACGCCACCTACACCGCGGAGGCCGGGGACAGCGCCACGGATGTGGTGAATGGCCTGGCCGCCGCCCTGGTGGCCCTCGGCGCCTCTGTCTCGGTCGCCTCGGACCAGCTCCGCATCACGAGCCTGTCCTCCTTCGCGGCGACCTGGTCCGGCACCCTTACCCTCGGCGAGCTCGGAAGCCCCGGCGTTGCCCAAGCGCAGGATCCTGGCCCGATTGCCGCTCCCGCAGGCTCGCTGACCACCATCGTCACCCCCTCGGCCGGGTGGGACGAGGTTCGGCAGCCGACGGCGGCGTCCCTCGGCACCCTCCTGGAAACGGACGAGGAGCTTCGGGCCCGTTACGCCACGGGCGTCTACCGGCTCGGCGCCGCCACGCTGCCGTCCATCAAGGCGAACCTGCAGCAGGACATCGCCGGCCTCTCGTCCGTGGTGGTCTATGAGAACGCCACCGACGCGACCGACGCAGATGGCCGCCCGCCGCATTCGGTCGAGGTCGTCATCGAGGGCGGGGACAGCGGAGACATCGCCGCCCGGATCTTCGCCTTGAAGGCCGCCGGGATCACGGCCTACGGCAACACCAGCGCGGTCGCTGTGGACGACACAGGCTTCCCCCACCCCATCGGGTTCTCCCGGCCTGAGCCGCAGCTTGTCTGGCTGAAGGCGGTGCTCACCACGACCACCGAGGAGACGGTTCCGGGCGACGTGGCCGAACGGGCCCGCCAGGCGATGGTGGCCGCCGGGAATGGCCTTGGGGTCGGCGAGGACGTGCTCCTGCAGCGCATCGCCGCGGCCGTCTTTGCTGCCACCTCTGGCGTCGCGCGGGTCACGCTCACCGCCGTCGTCAGCGACACCACCCCGGACCCGGGCGACTACGCATCGACCGACATCGCCATCGGCCCGCGTGAGCGCGCCGCCTTCTCCGCCGCGCGGACGCAGGTAACCTGATGGCTCGGCTTCCGCAGGATGAGGTGGCATGGAGCCACGTCCTCCGCCAGCACGCCAACAAGCCCAAGACGGAGGGCTTCTTCCGGGCCTTCTATCCGCCCCTCACGGGTGCGGCCTCGGCGCTGGATGGGCTGGTCGGCGACAAGGGGCTCGACACCGCCTACGGGCCGCACCTCGACCTGATCGGGTCCATCGTCGGCATCACCCGCGACATCCCGAACGGCGTCTATATCGCCTTCTTCGGCTTCCAGTCGCAGCCGGCCGGCCGCGCATTCGGCGTGGCGCGCATGCGGCACGACGGCGAGCCGATCGCCACCAGCTACACCGCGGCAGACGAAGAGTACCGGACCATGATCCGGGCCAAGATCGCCCTGAACAACGGGCACGGCACAGCGTCCGAGATCGCGGCGGCACTGCGGCGCGCGTTCGACGTGGACCTGGTGTCGGTCCGTGACGGTGAACCCGGCGTCATCGAAGCCTGGATTGGCCGCATTCCATCTGCGGACGACACCACGGAAGCCCTGGTCGATCCTCTGCTGCCGCGCGCTGCGGGCGTCCGCATCAATTATCACTACTACACCCCGGCCTTCTTCGGCTTCGAGGGCCAGCCCGGTGCCACCGGCTTCAATCAAGGCGCGATGGCTCGCGCCTCCTCCAGCAATCTCAACCCGCTCTAGGAGCCGTCATGGCCTTCTTTGATCGCTTCACCAAGCGGTGGGCATCGACTGGCGTTGTCACCGAGCCATCCGCCGGCCAGGCCGATGCTGGCTTCGCTCATCTGGGCGCCAATCCGCCCACGGTGGAGGAGTTCAACGCCCTCTTCCAGTGGCTCGATGACAAGGACAACTGGCTTTACCGGCAGTTGGTGGAAGTCATCGCCGCAGGCGGGCAGACGCCCGCGTCAGGCAACAACGCGACCACTCTGGCGGCCCTTCGAGCCCTATTCGGCGGCACCGGCCTTCTCGCTAATGCTGGGTACGTGCAGATCCCCGTATTTATTGGGGGCACCACACAGCAAGTCATATTCCAGTGGGGCGGCACCAACTCGCTGGCGAATGGAAATGCGACAATAACCTTCCCCATCGCCTTCCCAACGAGTTGTGCAGCGGTCCTCGCGACCGAGGCTGCCGCTTCAGGGTGGGGCAACAACGGCGGTGCAATCTTCGGCGTGTCGTTCAAGAACGCCTCGTCATGCGTCATCCGGACCAACACATGGAATGGCTCTGCCTACATTCCGGGCGCATCCGCTCTCTATTGGTTTGCGATTGGCTATTAGGAGATGCTGATGCTCGCTGATTTAGCTTCCTCTTTCGGCCAGAAGTTCGCGACGATCGACGATGCCGGGCGCGCGACAGGCTTTTACGCCACCGGCATCCACTCAGTAATTCCACCTCAAGCCTTCCCGATTTCGGACGAGGTATGGCTGGCGTGGGTTGAGGCCGGCCAAAACAAGATCTGGCGAGACGGCGAGCTTGTCGACGCACCGCCGCCCGTGCCGCCGCCCGCCCCGCCCCGCACCTGCACCCCGCGCGAGTTCCGCCTCCGGTTTACCACGGAGGAGCGCGGCGCGCTGACGGTTGCCGCATCCAAGGCGCTCGGGGCGGGCGATCCATCGCTGCAGGTCTTCCTTGACGACCTCGGCGCGTCAACGGTGGTGGAGATAGACCACCCTGACCTGCACGCCGGCATGAACGCAATCGTGGCGGCCGGTCTGGTCACCCGCGAGCGAGCCGACGCGATCCTGGCAGCCTAAGGGCGCCCATCTCAGTTCTGTCGGAGTACCTGCATGTCGGAGACGACTTCGCCGGCCGTGCTGCTGCGTGCGCGCATCGGCGCCTATAGGGACGCCCGGCGCAAGCGGCGTACCATCGGATCCACGATCAGCGTATGGGTTGAGGCCTTCGACGAGGTCACCGACGCCCTGCTGCCGGTCGATGGCACGCTCGCCGCGCTCTACTGGCTTCCGGCCCTTGCCGATTACGACAGCCCCGCGCAGTCCGTGGAGCCGGTCCAGACCGCGCCCGGCCAGTGGCGGGTGGACGTGCCGGGCGAGATGGTCGGCACCTACACAGTCCAGGCATCGCTGCTGCTGGATGACGTGACCGCCGAGGCCGTCGAGATCCAGTTCGACATCGACAGCCTAGGCGGGATCGCCGTCACGTCTACGGGCGAAATCCCGTGGGCGGCGGTATCTGCTGCGGGTGCTGCGGCTGGCGCGTCCGCTGGCATAGCGGCTGGGCGTAGCGCGGGCGCGGTATCGGGCGCAGAGGCGGGAGCGGCTGCTGGGGCTTCGGCCGGGGCTGCGTCTGCGGCCGAGATTGCTGTCGAGGCCGTCGCCCCCGCCGTCGAACAAGTCACCACCGCCGCCGCGACCGTCGCCACCCAGGCGGGGCAGGTGGCGGGGGACACCACCCTGGCGCAGGAGGCGGCGGAGACGGCGGTCGCATCTGCGGCGCCTCTCGCCAATGCAGTTGCGGTCGTGGAAGGCATCGACGCGCGGGTTCAGCCCATCGAGGCCGCGCAGCCTCCGCAGGTCAATGCCGGCCGGACCGTACTCTATCGTGATGCTGTCGATGGCTACTCCTTTGTGGCTATGGACCTTGATGGCCGAGCGGCCTTGGCGGTCACGACCGACCGCCAGATGGACCTGAATGCGCTGCGGCTGATGCGCGGCCAGCCCTACCGCGACGCTTACCCGGAGGATTTCGCCTTCGCGGATCTCGACGGGCGGGCGCCGCTTTACCCGGACAAGGACGGCTGGCTGCACCTGGCCGTCAAGGAAAGCCTGACGCCGGTCACTCCGGCGCCCTACCGCGACTGGTCCATCGGCATCCCGGTTGCCTACGACCTGGACGGACGTGTCGCCATTGCTGTGGGCCAGGATGGCACGACGACGTTGCGGCTGTCCGACGATGTGGTGGACGACCTCGCCGGCCGTCTCCCTCCGGCAGAAGCGTCGGCGACGCTGCGCGGCTCATGGATCGCCGCAAATGTCCGCCGCGCCGGTCTGGTGGCAGCCGAGGTGACGGATGACGAGGGGCTGACCTGGCCCGTCGTGCAGCGGACCGACAGCACGTTACCGACTGCGCTGCTGGACGACCAGCGGCCGGTGAACACCTTCCACTGCTACGGTCAGTCCAACGCCGGGCGGCCGGACAGCGACACATTCGCTGGTATCTCGACCGCGCTGTTCCCGCACCACGTGGTGACCTTCAACGGCTTCATGGGAGATTGGGTGGGCGACACGCTCCACGATCCAGCCACGCTAACCGATCTGATGCCGCTCAAGGATCGCAGCAACTACTACCCGTCCTTGATGACGCTCGCGACCTTTGCGATGGAGCGGCTGGACCGGGACCAAGGCATCAAGGGACCGGGACGGTTCTCCTTCACCGACTGGTACGGCGGGCAGCCCCTGACGACCTTCCTGCCGGGGACCACGACCTGGAACAACCTTCTGGCTTCGGCCAAGGCCGCCCCGGAGGTGATCGGGCGCTATGGTCGGACCTCCCGGGCGCGGGCCATCGTGTTCTATCAGGGGGAGAGCGGCCCAGCGGATGGCTACGAGGCGTTGCTGGATCAGGTGGGCGCGGCGATCGGCCCGGCCGTCCAGACCGCAGCCCGTCAGGTCGAGACGCCCGATCTGGTCATCATCCAGACGAACAGCACAGACAGCGAAATCCGGCCCCGCGCCGTGCCGCAAGCGCATTACGACTTTGCCCGTGAGCATCACGGTAACGGCGCCACGATGGCCGGACCGGCTTATCAGGCGCCGAAGTATGACGAGAACCACTCGACCCAGCTTGGGCGCATGATGGTGGCCGAGCAGCTTGCCGTGGCTCTCCGCGAGATCGAAACGGGCCGAGGATGGGCACCCATCTGGCCGACATCCGTCACCCGCATCGGCGCAGTCATCACGGCGGCGTTCAACGTGCCGTTCGGCTTGTCTCTGGCTTGGGACACCGACTGGATCAAGCCTGCCACCAACTATGGCTTCGTTTTCGAGGACGACAGCGGCGCCACGCCGGCCATTTCAGCCGTCACCCTTGCTTCAGCCAATACCGTCCAGATCACGCTGGCTGCGACCCCGACCGGCGGCGCCCAAACGCTCGTTTACGCCATGGGCCAGGACGCGATTGACGATGGCTGGTCCAGCAGCCGCGGCCAGCTCATGGCGGCAACCGTCTTCGACAGCCCCTTCCAGCGGATGGGCTTCGCAATCCCCAACAAAGTGCGGCTCTACGCCGTTGCATTCCAGGAGCCCGTGGCATGAGCCTTCGCCTGAATACGCATTTCGGCAACGCGGCGCTGCCGGTTCTCACGCCGCTCGGGGAGCAGATCAAGGCCGATGCACGCGTCGCCTTCTGGTGGCAGGCTGACACCGCCTACGCGACCATCGCTGCCGGCGGTGGCATTAGCGCCTTGGTGCCCAAGGACGGCGCCGGTAACTTTGTGCAGGGCACTCTGGCGAACCAGCCGGCGCTGGCTGCCAATAAGCTCAACGGCTACCCGGCGGCCGTGTTCGATGGGACCGACGATCGGCTGGTATTCAGCACCACCACGGGCACCATGCCCGACTTTGCCCTGCCGCATTCGATCGTCTTTATCGGGCAGGCGGACGCAACCCCGACGGGCTCACAGCAGATTTTCGCCCGCTTCTCGGCCGCTGCCGTGCAAACGGCGCTGAGCGTCTTGTCGGCCGAGGACACGGCCCGCTTCCAGCACGGCACCGGCACTGTCACGGCGCCCTATACGCGCGGCGCGCCAGGCTTGATTATCGCAGACGCGTTGACCGCCTCCGGCGCCACCACCATTGGGCTGGAGGTCAACGGCACGCCGTCCGCACGCGTGGCGAGCAACAATGCTGTTGGCGGCGCGGCGCTCGTCATGGGCGCTCTAAACTCCGGGGGTTCGCAGCCGCTCAAGGGCTTCGCCAGCGACATTATCGTCTGCAACGTCTCCGTGCAGGATGCGGCTCATGCTGACCTGCGGGCCATGCTGCGAAAGTACGCCAGCAAAGTCTATGGCATCAGCGTGGCGGCCTGATGCGCGCTGTGACCGGAGCCTGACGGATGCCGCAGAGGGGGAGGGGCTAGATGCCGCGCGTGGCACGAACGGTGGTGGGGGGATAGGGGATGCCTTTAAGGGCAGCCATGAGGCTGGACCCGACGTCATTCGTCCTGGCCTTCACCTGCTGGGCGATGATTACGGGCGGCTCGCTGATTGCATCGAATGAGGTGATGGCGCGCGCCATCGTCTATCGGTGGCTGCGACAGATCCCGCTCCACGAAAACTGGTGGGGTGCCTTGATGGTGGCGGATGGTTTGGCGCTGCTCTGGGCGGCGCTTCATCCCCATCTTATGCAACGTGCCATCATTTGCATTGTCTCGGGCGTGTTCTGGTTCTTCTGGGGCGGCGGGCAGGTGATCGGCGGCCTGATGGGCGGGATCGTCTCGGGCAACGGCATCTGGAATGGCGTGGCCGGCATCGCGCTCTGCGTCGCCGCCATCCAGTGGATAAACCGATCGGGGGCGCCGGCATGACTGCTATTCCGCTGTGGCTGGCGATCCTCTTTCCAACATTGACGCTGCTACTTGGTGCCTTCGGTGCGGCCTGGACGGTCTATACCTGGGTGCGCAAGCAGGGTGGTGATCGGGATGCCCAGTACGATGCGAAGATTGCTCAGGTCGGCGCGCGCATGGACAGCTTGGGCAAGGATATCGCTCAGGCGAGAGAGACGTCTGACCTGAAGCTGGCGACCGCGGTCGAGAAGGAGAGCAAGAGCCGGCACGACGCGCAGAACGCCACCTCCAATGCTCTGGCCGCTCTCCAGCAGCGGTTCGATGCCGGCATGCGCGAGACGGCCAGCCGCGAGGAAGTGCGGCAGGTCGAGACGCGGCTGACGACGGCTCTGTCGAAGGTAGAGATGAAGGTGGATCAGCTCTCGGCGCTGGTGCCGGAGATGAACGCCACCCTCAAGAGTGTGGCGCAGCAGGTCGAGCGAATGGCGTCTCGGCTCGAAACCCGGTTGAGCGCCGACTGAAGGGCACCTGAGCGGGGCTCGCGCCTCAGCTTTTGCGGTCGATCTCCGGATGGGGGCTCACTTCATCACGGAGCCGGATAAGCTCCGCCCGCTTTTGTTCCATCGCCGCCCTATAGGATTTAATTTCGCTTATTTCAGCCTCTATTGCGCGGACTTCCTTGTCCGCAAGTCGGCCGGACCGGGCATACTGACGGCCTAAGTCTTCCATCATGTCAGCCAAACGAAGACGGGCGTTCGGAGAGAACGGAAGAACTGGCGATAACACGAACCAGAGTAGAAATACGCCTCCGGCGTTCAATGTGAGGTTCAACCACATCCAAGCTTTGCGGATGCGATAGCGCAGTCTTTCCCGCTGCCGCTTTTTTTGCCGCTTCTTTTCCGCGTCACGTAGCGCGTCAATCTCGCTCAACGTCTTAAGAACGCGCTCGTCCACCCAATGACCCTCCAGCGGGAGCGGCAGCAGCTCGCCGCTGAGCCCCTTCCAACTACCACACCTCCACACCCGAAAGGAACGCACATGACCCCCATTGTGGCGGCGCTGATCGAGCACGTCTTGATCCCCATCGTCATTGCATTCGGCGGCGCTATCGGCGCGTGGGTGCTGACCCTGTTGCCTGGCCCGCTGCGCGCCTGGCTTTCGAGCGGCACGCATGAGCGCGACATGGGTCTCCTGTTGGGAGCTATGACGCGCAAGGCAGCCGAACGGCTCGCGACCGGCGGCGCTACCGCGGGCACCCTGCCGGGCCTGCTGGTCGAAGACGTGGTGGCCTACGCCAAGAGCAACCTGCCCGACACCATCGCCAAACTCGCGCCCGACGAGGCCGCGCTGCGGACCATGGCTGCGGCAATCGTGGCCGAGGCTGCGGCGAAGCTGGCGCCGAAGGTCGTGCCGGTCGCGATCGACAACGGCTGAATAGGAGAGCACCGATGACCCCTGATATCCTGAAGGCCTATGAGGGCCGTATGGGCTTCGCTGCCAAGAATGGCGGCACCCGCGGCGGCGCCGGCGGCCCGACCGTCACCGTAAAGACGGGCGATGAATTCCAGGCCGCCATCAACAACGCGACGGGCCCGGTGATCATCGCCGTGGATGGCGTGATCAATGACGCCAACACCAAGGCCTCGCAGATCGACATCAAGGACAAGCACTTCCTGTCCGTGATCGGCCTGCCTGGCAGCCGCATGGAAGAGGTCGGCATCAGGGTCAATGGCGGGTCCAGCAACATCTGGATCGACAGCATGACCATCAAGAAGGTGCGGCTCGGCCCGAAGGACTGCATCGGCCTCGAGAGCGACGTGAAGAACTGGGCGGTGACGCGCTGTGACCTGTCCGGTGATCATGCCCAGAGCAACAAGGACCTGTATGACGGCCTGATCGACGTGAAGCGCGGCTGCGAGTACGGCCTGATCAGCGACAACTACCTGCACAACCACCACAAAGCCTGCCTGTTTGGTCATTCTGACAGCGACACTGGGCTGCAGAATTGGTTCATCACCTTCGCCCGCAACCGCGTGGAGGACATCGGTTCCCGCGGGCCGTCGGTGCGGGATGGCTACGTCGAGGTGCGCGACAACTACTACAAGAAGGTGACCACCTCTTGCATCAACGTGCGCATGGATGCGCAGGTGCTGATCGACGGCAACGTGTTCGAGGACGTGGACGATCCGATCGTCAGCATCGACAGCAAGAAAATCGGTTACTGGACGATCGGCCAGAACGAGTTCCGGAACGTCACCTGGGGCAAGGTGGAGAGTAAGGAGGCCACCGGTCAGGACGGCAAGACAACCGGCACCTGGGGGCAGGATACGGGCTACCCCGCCCTTGGGCTGGGCAACGTCAAGGAGCACGTGCTGAAGCACGCTGGCCCGGCTGGCGAGCTGAGCGTCCCTACCACCCCGCAGCCGGAACCAGAGCAGCCCGCCGAGCAGGTTCCACCGCAGCCCGAACCGCCGGCCGAGGAAGAGCCGCAGGAAGTCGACCTCGCCCCGATCGCGATCGCACTGGACGAGGCCGAGGCGGCGATCGCCAAGGTCCGGCGGCTGCTGGGGGCTGGGTGATGACCCCCGCCCTCCTCCTCACCCTGACGGTGGACCCCGCGCTCGCCTGGATGCAGGCGTTCGGCATCAGGTCTGACGACCGGGCCCGGGTGATGCTGCTCAGCATCGCGGGTCAAGAAAGTGGGTTCAAGCACCGCCGGCAGGTGCCCGTGGCCCATGCGATGGGGCTTTGGCAGTTCGAGCGGGGCGGGGGCGTTACCGGGGTGCTACGGCACGCCGCGTCGCGCACCGCCGCCCTGGCCGCCTGCGAGGCCTTGCTTGTGCCCGCCACCCCGGAGGCGGTGCACCCGGCGCTGGAGCACAACGACGACCTCGCCTGCGTCTTCGCCCGGCTGCTGCTCTGGACCGACCCCAAGGCGCTGCCGGATGTGGGCGACCCGGACGGCGGGTGGGCGCTGTATCTCCGCTGCTGGCGCCCAGGTAAGCCCCACCCTGCCACCTGGGCCGCCCACTGGCGGAATGCGCTGGAGGCTGTGGCGGGGGAGCGGGTGCTGGCCTAGTCCTCATTGACTGGCGCCGGGCGCAGAGGTTGCTTACGATCTGCGCATGGATGACCCGAAGCTAACCCGGGCGGAGCAAGCTGCGAACGCAAAGGCCCAGGCGGAGCTATGCCGTATCCGGGCGGCGGATGAAGCAGACGCCTCGCTGAAGGAAATCTTGGAAAGGCGAGCGGCCCAGCTTGAGGCTGACGCTAGGGCTTGGATGGATCCTAACCGCGGCCCTCCACGGGGGCCGGGGCGTGGAAAGTTCCCGAAGCGCCACAACAATCAGCGTGGTATGCTTCGGAAGGCGTAGAGACGATGGCCGGCGCTCGCTCCGAAGCGAAGTCGCCTAAGAAGTCAGCCGCTCTCCCGCGAGGGATCGGCATTCGAGACCTGGGGCGACCCAGGCAGAGCCGTCCGGCGGGTGAGGCCTCTCCTCATAACCCGCCGGGCGGCTTTTTCGTTTCGCGCAACGCTACAATCCCCATCCGCACACAGAATATCCGGACACATACACGCGAGGGTTGTAATTTCCTCCGAAACTTACTCTAGGGTCACTTCGGCGCCGGGTACCGCGCTGCTTCCGATCCCAGGCCCCCGTCCCACCCCCTCTAAGGGGCGGGGGTTCGGCTCAGCCCTTATCGACCGCCACCACGACATGCGGCGCGTGGTGCCCTGGCTCGCCCAGCTCCAGCGAACTGACCTCCACCGTCACCAGCAGCCCGCGACTGGCCGCCTCGTGGATTGCCTCGTTCAGGATGTCGGCTGCCGCCCTAACTGCTGCGGCTGCCTCCATGTCCTTCCGAACCTCGGGGGGAAGCTCCATGACTGCCTCTACTCCTCGCGAAGCCCGCCGGGGTTAGGGGAGAAGTCGCTGGTGCTGTGCGGGAGGCGCGGCGGGCCCTGCATCACCTTGAAGTTGGCCCGCGCCAGGTGCTCCACAATGTGACGGGCCATCCAGTCCGCGTCCTCCCGGATCTTCTTCCCGAGCGGCTTGCCGTTCAGCCCGAAGCGCATGGCGTAGTGGATGGCCTGGGCCACGTCGGCGGGATCGGCCGGGGTGAGGGGGTCGTCGGTCAT